AGGCCGACGACGGCGACCTGACCGCCCAGCACCGCCTCTTCGCCGACATGGAAGAGCGCGACGCGCACCTGCTCTGCGAGATCGGCAAGCGCAAGCTGGCCGTGATGGATCTCGACTGGGACATCGTGCCGCCCCGCAACGCCACGGCCGCCGAGAAGGCGAACGCCGAGTGGCTCAAGGAAGTGCTGACCGACGCCGTCGATCCGTTCGAGGATCTGCTGCTGGCCCTCATGGATGGCGTCGGTCACGGCTTCGCGGCAGTCGAGCTGGAATGGCGGCGCGAGGGGGCCGAGTGGCTTCCGGCCTTCCATCCCCGACCGCAGGAATGGTTCCAGCTCGACAGGTTCCGCAGGGAATTGCGCCTGATCGATGCCAGCGCCGACGGCGCCGCCATGCAGCCCTTCGGCTGGGTGCTGCACACGCACGGCAAGGCCAAGACCGGCTACCTCGGCCGCATGGGCCTGCACCGCGCCCTGGTCTGGCCCTTCCTCTATAAGGCGTACAGCTTGGGCGACTTCGCCGAGTTCCTCGAAACCTACGGCCTGCCCATCGTGCTGGGTAAGTACTACCAGGGCGCCAGCAAGGATGAAAAGGCGAGCCTGATGCGCGCCGTTACCGCGCTCGGCCACGACGCCCGCGCAATCATGCCGGCCGACATGGCCATCGAGATCGAGAAGGTCTCGGCCGACGGCAGCGGCACCCCGCACCTGGCGATGATCGACTGGGCCGACCGGGCGCAGTCGAAGGCCGTCCTCGGCCAGACGACATCGAGCGAGGCGCGCGCCACCGGCCTTGGCTCCGGCGTGGCCAACGTACACAACGAGGTGCGCCAGGATATCCGCAACGCCGACGCCCGGCAGATCGCCGGCACCGCCACCCGCGACGTGCTTTACCCGCTGCTGGCGCTCAACCGGGGCGGCGTTGACAGCCTGTCGCGCTGCCCGCGCCTGGTGTTCGACACCGGCGAGCCGGAAGACCTGGTCGCTTTGGCCGACGGCGTGGATAAGCTTGTCAAGGCCGGCATGCGCACCATCCCGGTCAAGTGGGTGCATGAAAAGGGGCGCATCCCGGAACCTGCCGAGGGCGAGGAAACCCTGGGCGCTACGCCGGATGTAGCGCCTGACAAGGCCAAGGCGGCCCTGGCCGCGATGCGGGCGGGCACCTCCCCGACCGATGAATTCGATCACCTGGCCGCCGACATGGCCAGCGACTGGGAGCGCGTTACCGAGCCGCTGGTCTCGCCCATCGAGCGGCTGATGGAGGAGTGCAAGACGCTGGAGGAGTTCCGCGCCCGGCTGCCGCAGGTGCTCGAACAGATGGACGCCGACGCCCTGGTCGGCCTGCTGGCCAGTGGCACCTTCGCCGCCCGCCTGTTCGGCCGCGCCGACCGCCCGGACACGACCACCGAGGCTCTGACCGGGCTGGCTGATGCCCTGACGCGGATCGCCGTCGCCGACGCGGATCGACACGCCACGCTGTTGGCGACCCTCACCGCAGCCAAGCCGACCGAGCCGGCACCCCAGGCCCAGGTGACCGTCGAGGCGCATATCCATGTACCCGACCCGGCCGCCCCCGTTGTCACCGTGGCCGCCCCGGTGGTGACCGTCACCAACGAAGTGCAGCCGGCCCCGGTCAGCGTTACCAACGAGATCCAGCCATCGCCGGTGACTACCGTGGTGGTGCCCACCCATCCGGCCCGCGCCGTGCAGACCGTCGAGCGCGATCTCGAGACACTCGAAGTCACCCGCACCATCACCGAATATGAGGAGAGACCATGACCGTCCAGTTTTCCGTCGCCGTGAGGAACGCCCGGCTCGATGCCATCGAGAGCGCCATCGGCGCCAGCCCCAAGCTGCACATCTACACCGGCAGCGCGCCGGCTTCCTGCGCGGCGGCGGCCACCGGCACCAAGCTGGTCGAGATGACACTGCCGGCAGACTTTTACGCCAACGCCAGCGCCGGTAGCAAGGCCCTCTCCGGCGTCTGGCAGTCGACGGGCATCACGGGCGGCGTGGCTGGCTACTACCGCATCTACGACAGCACGAACACCAGCTGCCACGAGCAGGGCACCATCACCGCCACCGGGGGCGGCGGTGATCTCACCCTCGACAACGTGAATATTGCCCAGGGTCAGACGGTGACCATCACCGGCATGACCAAGACGGACGGCAACGCCTGATGGCCATCGCCACGCTCGACGGCGTTCTGGCCGGCATGCAGTACCCGCGTCCGTTTGCCAAGGCGGCCACGCCCACGCTCGTCGCCGGCCGCCCGCACAGCCTGTTCTACCTTGCCGGCATGCCGGGTGCGGCCGTGGCGCCAACGCCGGGACTCGCCGGCGCCGCACTCACCGCCTACAACGGGCAACTCCCCTTCTCGAACCCGGCGAGCGGGAACAGTTACCTCGCCCGCCTCCAGGCACAGGCCACCGTCGCCGGCACCCTGGTGCTGTGCGACCGGCTCTGGCACAACTCCGGCCTGGTCATGACCTCGACCTCGGCGCAGACGATCAACAGCGCCGCCTTTCCGGCGCGAGACGCCGACGGCACGGCCAACGGCAACCAGGTATTCGTCGGGCTTGAGGTCGCCACGGCCACCGGCGCGGGCACGCCCACGCTGTCGATGAGCTACACCAACCAGGGCGGCACGGCCGGCAAGACCGGCGCGGGCATCCTGACCGGGGTGGCCTCCTCGGCCATCGGCGCCTTCTACCCGATCGGACTGGCCGCCGGCGACATCGGCGTGCGCTCGATCCAGACCTTCACCCTGTCTGCGACCTGGACATCCGGCGCGGCTTCCCTCGTCGCCTACCGCGAACTGGCGCGACTGGAACTCACGGGCGCCAACACTCCGAACGCCATCGACGCGCTGACTGGCGGCTTTCCGCGCCTGTTCGACAACACCGTGCCCTTCCTGCTGTTCATCCCGAGTGCAACCACCGCGTCGAGCATCTCGGGGCAAATGATCGTTTCCCAGGGGTAAGCCGTGGCCATCACCGGCAAAGGCGGCCAGCTCGACTCGGCATGGCTCTTGCGCGGTCGCGGTCGCGGTCGCGGTCGCGGTTTGCTGCCTGTGCGCCGGCACCTGCAATGGGGCGACCTGGATGCCGCCGATGCGGCGATCTGGGGCGACTGGTTCTTCGAGGCGACGGCCCAAGGCGGGGTGAGCGGCCAGCAGGCCGCCACCCTCGCTGCGCTCGCCCAGGAGGCTGCGGGCGCCGTGGCGCTGGCCGGGGCGGGCAGCCAGGTTTTGGGCCTGCTTACCCAGACGGCCGCCGGCCAAGGCGACATCGCGGGGGGCGCCGCGCAGATCCTCGATGCCGCTACCGCATCGGCCGCCGGCGCGATCGCCGTCGAAGGCATCCAGTCCGCCCCGCTGGGTGAGCTGGTGCAGATCACCGCAGGCACGGTCGCCGTTCTCGGCCTCGCGGAGCAGCTCCTCGGCCCGCTCACGCAGTCCACTGCGGCAGGTGTCCGCATCGCTGCCGAGGGCGCGCAGATTCTTGGTCTGCTCACTCAGGGCGCCCAGGGACAGATGGCGATCGCGGCGGCGGCAGAGCATCAGCTCGCGCCCCTATCATCGTCGGCCGCCGGCGAGACCCAGATCACCGCCGGACAGGCGGAAAACCTCGGCACCGTGGTGCAACAGGCGGCCGGGGCTGTGGCGATCTGCGGGGAGGCCGCCCAATCATTGGCGGGGCTGATGCAGGAAGCGGCCGGCGTCGTCTTCGAGGCCCCGGCCTGGATCTCCGGCGTCTCGAATGTCATGCTTGACCTGTTGTCCCAAGTGGCTGCGGGCGTCGCTGCGGCGGTCGCGCCGCCCGGCGTCCCCGCGACCGGGGCGGCATTGTTCTATCGGTCGACACCCGTTCGCCGTTCCGTCCAACGTGATCGGCGGACACGGGACCGGGAGCTGGTCGTTTTGTTCAGGGGGGGGTGAAAATGAAAATCGGGCTTTTGGGGCGTTTTAGGTATCGGGTAGCTACCCGCATACCACCCGGCCAGCGAAAAGCGCACAGCGAGGCCAGTAACGCGCCGGTAACGCTATCGTTCGGCGCGAGCGGAGGTCGGTAAGTGCCAAAGTCGCCATTTCCCCTCTCGAACGTCCTTGGGTTGCCCCCCGAGGCGGCCGTCGAGTTCTTCCGACAGAAGGGCTTCAAGATCGGCTTCGATCATCGGGACGTCTGGCAGCAGGAACACCAGGCCGCGTTCACCGTGGCCAAGGCCATGCAGCTCGATCTGCTGGTGGAGATCCGCGACCAGGTCGATGCTGCCCTGGCCGATGGCACCACCTTCGAGACCTTCAAGGCGGCGCTCAAGCCCAACCTGGTCAAGCGCGGCTGGTGGGGGCGGGCCATGATGGCCGATCCGGCCACCGGAGAGGTGAAGGAAGTGCAGCTCGGCAGCACGCGGCGGCTCAAGGTGATCTACGACACCAACCTGCGCACCGCGCATGCCGAGGGCCAGTGGGCTCGCATCCAGGAATCGAAGGCGACCTTGCCTTACCTGATGTACGACCACACGCCCAGCGCTCATGAGCGGAAAGAGCATGCCGCCTGGGATGGCCTGGTCCTGCTGGCCGACGATCCGTGGTGGCAGTCGCACATGCCGGTGAAGGCTTGGGGCTGCAAGTGCCGCGTGATTCAGGTCGGCGATCGTCAGATCGCGCGGCAGGGTCTCAAGGTCGGCCAGGCGCCGCCCGAGCGTTACACCGACTACACGAACAAGCGCACCGGCGAGACGCAGCGCGTGCCAGCCGGCGTCGACCCCGAGTTCAACTATCCGCCGGGCGGCCGCTTGGCGAATCTCGGCCAGATGCTGGCCGACAAGGTGGAGCGGGGGCCGGCCGCGCTGGGCGCGGCGGCGTTCCGCCAGGCGGCGCCCACGGTCATGCCGGGTTTGATGCAGGGCTATACCGCCTGGGTGAATGCCATCGAGGCCGGCGGCGCGAAAGGGCTGGGCGGCCGGCGCGTGATTGGGGCAATCTCTGAGCGATCGGTGGCGGCGCTGGCCTCGGCGGGCGTGGCGCTGGAGTCGGCCGGTCTCTCCATCGAGCAGCGCGAGGTGGCGCACCTGCTCGCCGCCGAGCGCAAGGGCGAGAAGGCCAAGCCCCGCGCGGAGGTGTATGCCCTGCCTGAGCGGCTGGCGAAGCCGGACGCGGTGCTCTACGACGCACGGCCTGGGGCGGAGGCGATCCTGTATGCCTGGCGGCGGGCGGACGGCAAGTACATTCGCGTCGCGGTGCGGCCGAACTTCAAGCTCAAGGGCGACGCCTATACGAATGCCGTGCGCAGCGGGCACATTGTCGAGCGGGACAACCTGACCGGGAAATACTTCACGCTGCTGGAAGGAGAGTTGTGATCGCCGGGCGGGACGCCATCCTGGTCGGGCCAGGCGCTCCCGCATGATCATCAGGCTTTCGCCCCATGATATCTGACGGCGCTTTTCCAGAACCTCGCGGCGATCAGCAATTCCAGTATAACCCCCTGAGCACCGTCCCGCCAGAGCTGGCTTTGTGATAGCGTAATTCGCGCGCGCCGCTGCATCTGCATTTCTAACGGCGGTTAATAGAGCCGCCGCCCGCATCCCGGCAATCTGCCGGCATGCCGAAACCGAATGCCACCTTCGCCCTCGCCGCCCTGTCCGTCGATCTGACGGCCGGTGGCCATGCCGGTTCGCCGCCCAAGGCATTCCGCCTGCTGCCATATGGCCGCTTCAAGGCCGCCGACGGTTCCGGTCGCCCGGCCGGCATCCCCGAGGGCTGGCTGCTCGACCAGGCCAGCGCCGTCGCCATCGCCTCGGCGTTCAATACCCGCAGCGATGCGCGGGTGATCGACTACGAGCACCAGACTCTTCACGCCGAGGCCAACGGCAAGCCCGCCCCGGCCGCTGGTTGGATCGGCAAGCTGGAGGCGCGCGTCGACGGCCTCTATGCCGTCGACGTCGAATGGACGGCCGCTGCCGCCTCGATGATCGCCGCGAAGCAATACCGCTACATCAGCCCCGTTTTCCCCTACGACAAGCGTACCGGCCGCGTTCTGGCCGTGGCGCATGCCGCGCTCACCAACTTCGCCGGCCTGGACGGTTTGACCGATCTGGCCGCCATGTCCGCCCTGGCCGCGAGGTTTGCCCAAGTAGTCCAACCCGAAGAGGAGATGCCCATGAAAGCATTGCTCGCCGCGCTCGGTTTGCCCGAGACGGCAACCGAGGCCGAAGCGCTCGCTGCGCTGAACGCCTTGAAGACCGCCCACACCGGCGAACTGGCCGCGCTGCGCGCCAAGTCGACCGAGGCCCCCGACCCGGCCAGGTATGTCGAGGTCGCCACGCTCACCGCCGTGCGCGGCGAGCTGGCCACCGCGACCACCGAGCTGGCCGCGCTGAAGGCTGAAAAGCACGAAGCCGAGGTCGACAAGGTCGTCAAGGCCGCGCTCGCCGCCGGCAAGCTCACGCCGGCCACCGAGAAGTGGGCGCGAGACCTGGGCAAGTCTGATCTCGCCGCCCTCAAGTCCTATGTCGAAGCTGCGCCGGTGGTGGTCAAGCCGGGCGAAACGCAGTCCGGCGGCAAGGGCGTCGACGGCAAATCCCATCAACACACCGACGCCGACACGGCGGTCATGAAGGCCCTGGGCCTGACGGCCGACCAATTCGCCGCCGGCAAACTGGAGGCATAAGCAATGGCTGCTCTCACTGCTGCGCGCAACACGCCGGAACGTGCCGGCGACGTCTTCGGCTTTCCCGTCAAGGCGGCGGTCAAACCGATTCAGGGTGGCATCGCCGTCCTCAACGCCGGCTACGCCGCGCCGGGCACCACCGCCACCGGCCTGGTCGCCATCGGCCGCTTCGAGGAGACGGTGGATAACGCTGCCGGCTCCAACGGCGATGTCTCCGTGCAGGTCAAGCGCGGCATCTTCAAGTTCGGCAACTCGTCCGCCGGCGATCTGATCGCCCAGGCCGACGTCGGCGCCGACTGCTACATCGTCGATGACCAGACGGTCGCCAAGACCTCCGGCACCAACACCCGCTCCGTCGCCGGCAAGGTCGTCGCCGTCGATGCCGACGGGGTGTGGGTGAAGGTCGGTCTGTAACGCGCCCCCCCTTCCATATAGGAGATCAACATGAAGCGTCTTTCCCTTGTGGTTGCCGTCGCCCTCGCGGGCCTGGCTGCCCTGTTTGCTCTGCCGGTCCAGGCCGGCGTCGATATGTCGTCCCTGATGTCCGGCGGCGGCGACATGCCCATGATCGCCTTCGGCGGCCTGGTGCTCACCCCGGCCAGCCTGCAAGCCCTTCAGCAAGGCTTCAACGCGGCGTTCAAGATGGGCTTCGGCTCGGTCAAGCCGAGTTGGGAGCAAGTCGCCATGCGCATCCCGTCGACGACCAAGACCGAGAACTACGGCTGGATGAAGGATCTGCCCGGCATGCGCGAATGGGTTGGCCAGCGCCAGATCCTCAACCTGGAATCGGCCGGTGCCCAGCTCACCAACAAGAACTACGAGCACACGATCGGCGTCGACCGCAACGACATCGATGACGATCATCTGGGCATCTACCAGCCGATGTTCTCGATGCAGGGCGAACTGGTCGCCGCGCATCCGGATTCCCTGGTGTGGGGCCTGCTGCCCAACGGCTTCGCCACCAAGGGCTTCGACGGCCAGTATTTCTTCGATACCGATCACGTCGGCTACACGGCGGCCGGGGCGGAGACCTCCTGGAGCAACACCGGCGGCGGCGCCGGCGCCCCCTGGTTCCTGATGGATCTGTCGCGCAGCTTCATGAAGCCGCTGATCTTCCAGGAGCGCAAGAAGGCCGAGTTCGTCCCGATGAACAAGCCCGACGACACCAACGTCTTCATGGAACGGAAGCTGCTGTTCGGCGCCGACGCGCGCTACGTGGCCGGCTTCGGCTTCCACCAGCTCGCCTACGGCTCCAAGGCCACGCTCGATGCCGCGAGCTTCGCCGCCGCCCGCCTGGCGCTGGAGACTCAGCGCAAGGTGGATGGCCAGCCCCTGCCGGTGATGGCCACGCACCTGGTGTGCGGCCCGAGCCGCCGCGCCGAGGCCGAGGCCGTCCTGATGAAGGAATACCTGGCCAGCGGCGAGAGCAACACCAACTACAAGGCGGTCAATCTGATCGTCAATCCGTGGCTCGGCTAAGCGCTGGCTGATTGAAGGCGGTCGGGCGACCGGCCGCCTTTTGTAAGCCCTCAGCACCTAACCACCAGGAGAACGAAATGGCAAAGGAAGAGAAAGCGAAGGTCGCCGCGCCGGAGAAATCGGAGAAAGACCAGGCGCCGGAAAAGGCCGCCGCCGAGATCAAGGTGAGCAAGCTGGTCGTGCGCTCGCAGGTCGCCGGTTTCCGCCGCGCAGGCCGCGCCTGGCCCGCCGAGGAGGTCACGGTCAGCGCCGACGAGTTCACCGAGGAGCAGATCGAGCAGCTCCTCGCCGAGCCGATGCTGGTCGTGTTGCCGGTCGCCGAGAAGGAAAGCAAGTGACCAAGCGCGTCCGCATCGAGAACGCCGACGGCAGCAACTACAAGGTTGTCGTGCAGGTTTGGGACAAGGGCTACCCGGAAGGCGAGCCCGACAAGCTGGCCTTAGAGCGTGTCCTCAACAACCCGACCGACATGACTGGTGACGATATGTATCTCACCAGCACGCGTTACATCGTCATCAAGGAAGCCGTTTAAGTGACCTACGCCACTGCCGCCAACCTGCTGGAACGCTTCTCTGCCGAAGAGATCGCCCAGCGCGCCGATCGGAGCATCCCGCGCCTTGTAACGGCCGCGATGCTTTCGACGGCGGCGGTCGGCGGCGACATGTCCGGCTTCACCGCGCCAGAGCAGGCGGCCGCTGCGGCGACGCTGGCCCTCATCAACGGCGCGCTGGCCGACGCCGACAGCGAGATCGACGGCTACGTGGCCACGCGTTACAGCGTGCCGCTCAACCCGGCGCCCTCGATCGTCAAGCGCCTGGCCTGCGACCTGGCGCGCTACCACCTCTACGACGACCAGGCGACCGAGACCATCCAGAAACGTCGCGACGCGGCCGTGGCCGTGCTGCGCGACATTTCCGCCGGCAAGGTCAGTCTGGGCACCACCGCCACCGGCGACACCGCGCCCGCAGCGCAGGGCGGCATGGTCGAGATGACCAGCCCGTCCAAGGTGTTCGGCCGCCCGGACAATGGGGGGCTGCGCTGATGGTCGGCTTCTCCTACCAGATCGACGACGCGCAGCTGCATGCCGGGCTGCGCAGCCTGATCGCCCTGGGCCGGGATGCCGGGCCGGTAATGGCCGACATCGCCGCCATCGGCGAGAGCAGCACCCGCATGCGCTTCCGCACCGAGACCGGGCCGGACGGCCAGAAGTGGAAGCCGAGCCTGCGCGCCCGTATCACCGGGGGGCGCACGCTCACCAAGGATGGCCACCTCTCCGGCTCAATCTCCGGTCGTCACGGCCGTGACTTCGCCGAATGGGGCGTCAACCGCATCTATGCGGCCATCCACCAGTTCGGCGGCGAGATCCGCGCCAAGGGTGGCTCGCTGCGCTTCCGCCTGACCAACGGTGGTTTCGCCACCGTGCAGAAGGTCACCATGCCGGCGCGGCCCTTCCTCGGGATCTCCGACGACGACCGCGACGACATCCTGGACATCATCCAGACGCGCATCCAGGCACGAACCCAAGGGGGCGCCAATGCTGGCTGAGTGCGAAGACGGTCTGGTCGCCCTGGTCAAGAATTCCCCGCTCGGCCTCAAGCTGGCCACGGTCGGCGCGCTGCCCGAGATCGACGGCGACAACCTGGTCAAGCGATTCGGCGCCGAGGCGCCGGCGGTCTATGTGGCCCCCGGACAGATCACCCTGCGCGAGGGCGAGCTTTATCTGCACTACGGCATCGGCTGCGTGGCACGCAGCAGCCGGGGGCAGGAAGCCGCCCGCAAGGGTGACGGCAAAGCCATCGGCCTCTATCAGATCGTCGAGGGCGTGGCCGCGATCGCCGATCGCGGCGTCGCCGGCGACATCAACTGGAGCGTGGTCGGTATCGAATACCTGGCCGACGCCCTGCTGACGCAGAACGGCCTCCAGGTCGCCGTGGTGCGCGTGCGTTCGTCCGGCTGGATCGGATTGCCGCCGGCGCTCGACGAAGCCGCCCTGGCGCTCTTCAAGACCTTCCGCGCCAGCTGGGACATCGATCCGCACGTCAGCGCCACCGAGCATGCCAAGTGGGCCGGCGATCCGCCCGACCACACCACATCGGCCCCGGACTTGTCCGAGACCGTCACCTTGCAACCCTAACTGGAGACCAACATGCCCAAGGTTATCGCCACCCCCATCAACGGCGCCCGAGTGCGCAAGCCCGACGGGCAGATCCTCAAGGCCGAGGGCGAGACGGTCGAGCGCGATTCTTTCTGGCTGCGCCGCGAGTTCGACGGCGATGTGCGCCTCGACGACGTGTCGCCCCCGCCCGCCGGAGACGACGCCGCGAACGTCACCGCGCTCAAGCCCAAGAAGTAATCAGTAACGCCCCTCAACCTGGACGGAGGCACCATGCCCGACAACATCACCTTCATGTCGATCCCGACCGACTGGCGCATTCCCGGCGCCTGGCTGGAGATCGATCACACCCGCGCCGTGCGCGGCCTGCCCAACATGACCCGCCGCGTGCTGCTGCTCGGCCAGCGTCTTTCGACCGGCAGCGTCGCCGCCGGCGTGCTGACCCGCGTTACCCGCGAGGCCGATGGCGTCAACTACTTTGGTCGCGGCTCGATGCTGGCGCAGATGATCCCGGCCGCGCTCAAGGCGCACCCGACCGCCGATCTGTGGGCGCTGTCCCTCGATGACCTGGGCGCTGGCGCTGCCGCCACCGGCACGATCACCTTCGCCGGCTCGCCGACCGAGGCGGGCACGCTCAACCTCTACATCGGCGGCAAGCCGGTGCGCGTCGGCATCACTGCCTCGCAGACCGCCACCGCGATCGCGACCGCCGTAGCCGCCGCGATCACCGCGCTGCCGGATCTGGCCGTTACTGCCACCGCCAACGCGGCCGTGGTAACGCTGGCCGCTCGCCACAAGGGCGAAGAAGGCAACGGCATCGACGTGCGCCTCAACTACTACACCGGCGAATTCACGCCGAAGGGCATGACGGGCACCATCGTGGCCATGTCCGGCGGCACCGGCAACCCGGATGTGCTGACCGCGATCGCGGCCATGAGCACCGGCGCCTTCTACACCGTGGTGATGCCCTGGACGGATGTGGCCAACGTCACGGCGATGGAGAGCGAGCTGCAAAGCCGCTGGGGCGGCCTCGACATGCGCACCGGCCACAGTTTCGGCTTCAAGGGCGGCACCTTCGCCAGCCTCGCGGCCTACGGCGCGGCGCGCAACAGCCCGCACACCACGTTCGCCGGCCTTAAGGGCTGCCCGACGCTGCCCTGGGTGGTCGCCGCGCAGTTTGCCGCTGCGGTCGAGCGTTCCGGCGCCAACGATCCGGCCATCCCGTTCCGTGGTCTGGCGCTGCCCGACGTGATGGCGCCGGCCGAGGCTGACCGCTTCACCGACGCCGAGCGCAACCTGCTGCTCTACGATGGCATCAGCACCATCATCTTCGATCCGTCCGGCGCGGCGATGGTCGAGCAGGTCATCACGACCTACCAGACCAACACCTTCGGCATGAACGACCGCAGCCTGCTCAAGCTGAACACCAAGTGGACGGTGGACTACATGCGTTACGTCTTCCGCTTCGCCGTGGTGCGCGACTACCCGGCCCACAAGCTGGCCGGCGACGACGTGCTGCAATACGTCAGCCCTGGCCAGAAGATCGCCACGCCCAAGCTGATCCGCAACACGCTGATCGCGGCCGCCGGGCAGCTCGCAACGGTGGGCCTGCTCGAAGATCTGGCGCAGTTCAAGAAAGACCTGATCGTGCTGCGCTCCGAAGCGGACGAGTGCCGCGTCAATGCCGTCATCCCGCCGAACGTGGTCAACCAGTTCGATGTGTTCGCTGCGGCCGTTCAATACATCCTCTAGGAGATAAGCGATGGCACAACTTACCGGCCGCGTGGCCATCATGGTTCGAGGCGAGCGTCTGTCCTCGAAGGAAGGCGCGACGCTCAAGTACTCCGACGTCGAGCGCGAAGGCGTCGTCGGCGATGCCGGCGTGCTCGGCTTCACCGAGAAGTCCGTCATTCCCGAGGTCGAGTGCGTCGTTTCGCACAGCGCCGCCACCCGCCTGGCGGACTTCCAGGGCATGACCGACGAGACGGTTTCCTTCGACGCCGACACCGGCACCAGCTATGTGCTGCGCAACGCCTGGTGCGTCGGTGCGCTGGAGCTGTCGAAGGGCGAGGTCAAGCTGCGCTTCCAGGGCATGAAGTGTGAAGAGGTCGGCGCATGAAGACCGTCAAGGGCAGTCTCCCCAATGGCCTGGTGATCGATGGCACGACGCATCGCGATTTCGAGATGCGCGAGGCCATGACCGGCGACATGTTCGATGCTGAGAACGAGGTAGATGTGCACCGGCCGCTGGCCTTCAACGGCCAGATGATGCTGCGCCAGCTGGTGCGCATCGGCACCTTCACCGGCCCGTTCACGGTCGGCATGTTGCGCGGCCTCAAGCCCGCCGATTACCGCGTCCTGCGTGCCAAGCAGATGGAGCTGGAATCGGAGGGGGAGGTGGGCGGGGGCGACGGGAGCGCAGAACAAGCTTCCTGAACAAGGTGCTGCTGCTGGCTCTTAAAACGGGCTGGAGCCGCGCCGAGATCCTGTCGCTCCCGGCAGACGAATTTATTCACTACCTGGAAGTCCTAACTAAGGCAAAGAGCGATGGGAAGTAGCAACCGAGATCTATCACTTGCGCTGCGTCTCTACACGGATGCGGCGCGCTTCGTTTCCGGCCTGTCTCAGGCCGAGGGCGGGGTGCGCCGGTTCGGGCAGACGGCGAAGCGCGAGTTCGACGCGCTCAAGGGTGCGCTCGGATCGATCCAGGGGCAACTGGCCACGCTGGGCCTGACCACCGGCACCGTCGCCTCGCTGATGCAGTCGGCGCGCATGGACAAGGGGCTGACGCAGATCGGCCAGACCGCTGGCATGACGCGCGCCGAAGTGGCTGAGCTGCGCCGCGAGCTGTTCCGCATGGCCGGCGATACCGGCCAGCAGGTCGATGACTTGCAGCTGGGCTTCAATAATGCCGTGCAGGCCGGCCTCAAGTTCCGCGAGGCCCTGCCGGTGATCGACGCCACCAACAAGGCGATGGCCGTTACCGGCGCCAGCGCCGACCGCTTGACCGCGAGCCTGTCGGTCGCCGGTACCGCCTATCAGTTCGACCTGGCCAAGCCCGGCCTGGCGATCTCGCTGCTCGACAAGATGACGGTTGCCGGCCGCCAGGGCAACGCCGAGCTGCAAAACCTCTCCGACATCTTTGGCCGCGTCGGCGTCAATGCCGCCAGCGCCGGCATGAGCTTCGACAAGACGCTGGGCTTCATCGAGGCGCTGTCCCTGGTCGAGCGTCAGCCCGAGCGCCTGGCCACACTGGCCGACTCGACGCTGCGCCTGTTCACCAACCTCAATTACATGAAGGAAGCAGCGCAGGCCACCAACGTCCGCTTCTTCGAAAAGGATGGCACCCGCCGCGACCCGGTGGCCGTGCTGCGCGACGTCAAGAAGGAGTACGACAAGCTCAAGACCGACAAGGATCGCGCGCTGTTCATGCAGAAGGCGTTCGGCAAGGCCGACCTCGACACCATCAAGGGCCTCAAGACGCTGCTCGGCGGCGACATGCTTGGCAAGGTGGATGAGTTCGCCAAGGCCATCGGCGAAGCCGGCGGCACCATCGAGAAGAATCTGCCGGAGGCGATCAGTAACGCGGTGGATCAGACCGGCCGGCTCAAGGCCGAACTGCGCAAGGCTGCCGACGACTTCGCCAAGCCGATCAACGACGTGCTGTCCAAGACCATCCAGTTCGGCATGGACAAGAAGGAAAACGGCGGGCTGGGTCTGTCCGGCAAGGAAATGATCGTCGGCGGTACCGCGCTCGCCTTGGGCACGCTGGCCGCCGCGCGTTACGGCGGCATGGCGGTCGGTGGCTTGGCCAAGCGCTTCGGCGGCACGGCCGCCGGCGTGGCCGAAGGCAAGGCGCTGGAAACCGCCGCCGGCGTGACGCCGGTCTTCGTGGTGAACTGGCCCGCCTCGATCGGCGGCTCGGCCGTCGGCGAGATCGCGGCCACGGCCGCCGGCAGCGCCGCCGGTGCCGGGACTGCCGGCAAGGTGGCCAGCCGGGCGAAGTCGCTGGCCGTGCTGGCCGGTGGGCTGCCGCTCTCGGCCTGGGGATCGATGGGCGCGGCTGGCCTGGCCACCGCCGGTGCCGGAGTAATGGCTGCTGGCGCTGGTGGCTATGCCGTCGGTACCGGAATCAACAAGGCATTCATCGAGGGCACGGTCGTCGGCGACAAGATCGGCGAAGGCGTAGCCCGCGTGCTGGCGCTGTTCGGCAACGAAGAAGCCCGCCGCGCGGTCGAGATCAACGACAAGCTCCGCGAGGCGAAGATCGGCGGAGAGGTGCGCATCCGCATCGATCAGGACGGCCGCGTTTCGTCGATGTCTGCCCGCTCCGACAACCGTGACGTGCCGCTGTCGGTCGACGGCGGCATGATGATGGTGGCGCCATGACCTGGCGCGATCAACTCCAGCCGGCCAGCTTCCGGGGTGTGCCGTTCTATGTCCGCAGCGCGGACACCGAGGAAGGCCGTCGCGGCGTGCTGCATGAATACCCGCTGCGCGATGAGCCCTTCGTCGAGGACATGGGACGCAAGGCTGGGGAATTCACCCTGGAAGCGATCATCGTCGGTGAGGACTACTTCCCGGCCCGCGACGCCCTGCGCGATGCGCTCAAGCAACCCGGTGCCGGCGAGCTTGTGCACCCGACGCTCGGCCGCATGCAGGTCGCCCTGGTCGCATCCGTTCGTTTCGTCGAGTCCCTGACCGACGAGGGCGGCATGGCGCGCTTCACGCTGCGCTTCACCGAGACTGCGGACAACACCCAGCCGGCCGCCGACACCAACACCGCCGCCGTGACGGACGAGGCGGCGGACGTGGCCGAGCAGGCCGCCGCCGAAGAATTCGCGGAAGTCTTCGATGTCAGCGACACGCCGGAGTTCGTCGGCATCAATGCCAGGGAACTGATCGGCGACGCCCTGGAGGCCATCAATGCCGCCCGCGCGGCAATCACACCGGATCTGTCGGTCGTCGGCGAGTTCGTCAATGACCTGTCGGCCGTCGGCTCTTCGCTGGCCAGCCTGATCACCACGCCGGCCACGGTGGCTACCCGGATCTTCGGTCTCTACGCCGGCCTGCGCGGCGCTATCCAGCGGCCGCTCGATGCGCTCGCCGCGATGGGCCGGCTGTTCGGCTGGAACTCGAAGCGCCCGGCGCCGGCAGCCACCACGCCGTCACGTCGCGTACAGGCGGCCAACCGCACCGCGATCCAGTCCCTGGTGCGGCGTGCAGCCGTCATCGAGGCGGCCCGCGCTTCGGCCCGGCTCGACTTCACGACGCCGGTCACTCCTGGTGCGCCGCGTATCACCTACCAGCAGGCCGTCGCCATCCGCGAGCAGCTGGCGAATGCGCTGGAAGACGAGGCGGCCACGGCCTCGGTCGCCGTGTTCAATGCCCTGATGGATCTGCGTGCCGCCGTGGTGCGCGACATCACCGCGCGCGGCGCCGATCTGCCCCGCCTGTCGGCGATCTCGATGCCGGCCACGCTGCCGGCCCTGGTGGTGGCCTACCGCGCCTTCGGCGATACCGCGCGCGAGGCCGAGAT